TACGGCGTTGACATCTACGTCTCTACGAACCTGACTGGCGGTGCTGGTGAGATCGACTGCTTGTTGTTCCACAAGGACGCTCTGGTAATCGCTGAGCAGTTGGGTGTTCGCACTCAGACTCAGTACAAGCAAGAGTACCTGTCAGACCTGATGACGGCTGACACCATCTACGGTGTTAAGACTTACCGTCCAGAGTCTGGCGTTATTCTCGCCGCCGCTGTCTAATCAGATAGCAAACTAGTGGGGAAACCGTAGAGGGAGTACCCACTCTCACCCTTCGGGGAAGAGACCCATAGGAGACCACAATGGCTATCACATACAACCCCAACAACTTCAGCGGTAAGGATGCGGTCAACGCGGTCCTGACCGGTGTAGACTTCGACGTAGAGTTCAACGCTATCTCCAACGCGCTCGGCTTGGCCGCTCCCGTAGCGGCTCCTAACTTCTCCGGTAACGTCGACGTAGAAACGCTGGTCTCTACTGGTAACGTCACTGTAGGCGGAGACCTAACAGTTACTGGTCAGATCGTAGAAGACACCATCGTCAATGTCTCCCTCTCGGGTGGCTACACCATCGGTAGTGGGTCGGCGGCGCTGGTGTTCCACACAGCCTCCGGATCGGTTACCTACAGCGAGAGCATCGTTGAAGGCCAGAACATTACCCTTATGCTGAACCCCAACGGTCAGTCAATCGCGTGGCCTGCGAGCATCAAGTGGGTGGGCGGCAACGCTCCCGACCTCGACAACAACGTCCACAACATCATCTCTCTATGGAAGGTCAACAACATCCTGTTCGGAAGTTGGGGCGGTTCTGTAGATGCGTCGTAACCTAGTAGGCAAGAAGCCACCACAACAGCCTAAGATCAAGAGCATTGCCAACTCCTTCAAGGGGCCCGACACTGCCGCCAACTACAGGGCGGACCGGTTAGCGCGTGGCTTCCGTCTGGATCAGACCGAGGAGTTCTGGCTGTCTCTGGGCAGTAGCGTTTCGGATAAGGACCACATCGCTTACGCGGCTAACTTCGCGGGTATCGCTTCGTTCTCTAAATTGGCTCTGTCCATCAGCGACGGAACCCCGCTCGCCAGATCCGCCACCTCCACGACCAAGCCCGTTAGCGGCCACTGGAAGTTCAGTGTCGGCGGCGCGACTAACTTCACGTTCTGGACCCAAGAGCTTGAGCTCGACGGTACGCTGACGAACAACACTGGGAACAATACCTACGACATCGACTGGGAAGGACCGGACGGTCGAGGGGGAAACCCTCCGTCCGTGACGTATATCGGCGGGACTAACGTAGAGAACTATCGCGTTCGGTTTAAGTTCCGTTCCTTCGTTAGTGGTACGATCCAGCTACGCATTAACGGCGGGATTGTTGATACCTACTCTGTCGGCGAGACAGCTGAGAAGGTTGTGTACACCAAGGCACCTGATGGAGAAATGGACGTCAAGCTCCAAGTGGATGAGGCGGGAGGTGCTTTCGAGGCAGAGCTAGAGTACTTCTACCTCGACGAGTTCAAGCCCTACTCTGACAACCTGACCGGCGACGGTAACATGGCTGAGTTGGTGGATCCCCGCATCGGGCACTACTCGTTTGCTAACAGCACACTCGGAACCAACCTTGCCAGCTACGCAACCGCTACGTCTGGTACGTCCAACGACGGCATCGGCGTCATGATGACGGGCACCGCGGGCATAGACGTTCGGCTACTGCTGTCCGTCCCGTTCGACACCTACGCCGCGTACTCTCCGTACTTCAAGATGGAGTTTGACATCACGGGCTTCACGGGCACCTCCGGTGGACTTAACGTCGGCGTGCCAGTAATTAACGGAACCGTAGTGGAAGGCGTAACGCCCATCACAGGCAACGGGTCATACACTTGGTACGGGCGATTCGCTAACGTAAACCGAGCAGGCGGGAACAAGGTGGGCCTTCAGTGCTGTCTCTTCGGCGCAACAGGGACCAGCTTCCGCGTCAGCAACATGCGGATCAGTCCGTACGATGAGTCGGTACATACCACTTCGGTCTCTTCGCCCGGATGTGTGGACGCTGTGGACTCCCTTATCGGTGTCAAGGTTGGGAACGAGACGGCGGCTGTTCGGTGTGGTTCGATCGCAGGCGGACTGTACGTAGCTCCGCGGATCGCCGCCCCCGGACGTGGGGTATACGTTCCACGTACGGAGTACCTCGATGACAACTGCTGGAACTCCTTATCCGCATCCGGTATGGCCTCGGTGAGAGATCTGTGGACTGCCCTCAAAGGCGTGAACAGCAACATAGGTAACGACCCCTCAGCGGCTGAGTGGTTCGTTGGGATGGAGACCGATGCCTCTACGGGTGGTTCGTTTAACTTCGCGACCACGGTGGATATTGGTCTTGATGCATACACTGCGGCAGACGCAAGGCACGAAGACTGCGGAGCTACCGTTCAGCTGGTAGGCGCTGTGGTCAACCCCGGCTCATGGGACGGTGAGTGGTCGCGTGGATACATGGGCCACAAGACAGTACGCCGCGAACCCTCCCCGGATACTAACAATTCCTATACGGTAGACATGGGCACGCCGCAGGGTGGAGGGATCGAGGACCGGCCCAACGGCTTTACACTGGAAGCCCTCGGTATCGTACTGGGATCCGCCGTAGCTATGGAGCTACAAGAGCGGGCAGACGGAAACAACACCTTTCTCAGTACACCGACAGGACGCGGGACCCGCGGCTTCCTCAAGCAAATGAACGAATCCGCCACAGCAGAGCCCGTGCCCTCCAACTTCTACGAGGGGTTCAGCATAGACTACGACCCGCCCGGATACCTCAACACCCCGGTAGACGGAGAGGTGCGTATGTATGCCTACATCGAAGAGGCAGGCCAGACGGTAGACTGGGATGTGCTGGAGTGGAACGCGGAAGGTCCTTTCCTGTACCACGGTGACTTTACTTGTACGTACGGAACGATTAACTGATGCCAAGAGTAAGATCCGACAATGACGCGCGGTACGCTTTACGGACATCCTTCGTCGATGAGAACGGGGATGTCCTTGAAGCTCCTATCGTCCTCCCTGCGCCGTCTCCGTGGACGATCAGCGGGTCAGACATCTACTACGACGCGGGCCTCGTGGGGATTGGGACGGATTCTCCTGCTTCACAGCTTCATTTGTCAAAAGCTGGTGGGACTAGCATAAGGCTAGGAACCTCTAAAAATACGTCAGAGATTGAAGCGAGAGAATTAAGCGCGGCGAATTTGCTTGTCTTTAGTTCAAACAACTTTGAAGACCACATGGTCATCGCCCCCAACGGCAACGTGGGGATTGGCGAGACATCTCCGACCACCGCCAAAACAGTGATAAAGCACAATGCGCCGCAGGTTCTTGAGGTGCAAAACACAGGTGCCAATGCTGGCATTAGGTATGTAGGCACTGCGGGAAGCTGGCAAGTAGGCACGAATTCTACTGGCGACTTTACCGCATACGACATTACAAACAACACAACGCCGTTTAGGGTCGATGCTAGCGCCCCGAGCAATTCGATAAGGGTATTAGACAACGGCAACGTGGGGATTGGTAAAACCCCCACAGAAACTTTAAATCTAGAGGTTCAAGCTCCGTCTGGCTATAGCGTTAGTTCTGGTTTCTATAGCGCATCAACTCAGTCAACTATCTCCTTTAGCGATTCAAATACAACGGCGCCATTCAAAGTTCGTCTTGGCTCTGAAGGCGATGACCTTTTGTTTTTTGCTGGCGGCCAGAAGCGGATGACCATCGACGCCACGGGCCATGTCTTTGTTAAGGATGATGCTAATGGTGATTTGAGGCTGGGTGAAGTCAATGACATTCCGGGTCTTTACTCGGGAGACGGAAAGGGAATGGTGTTCCGTTCTGACGTTACTGGTGGTTCCGACCTATTTACTTGGAAATCTGGTTCGACCGATCGAATGGTGATGGACGACGCGGGCAACGTGGGGATTGGCGCCCCAGCTGCTTCGGGACCCAACGCTCCATTAGACGTTGATAAGCCAACCCCGTTTAACAACTGCGTAGCAAACTTTGGTGAATTTGTTGCTGTGTCTGGCTATCAACGTGGAGTAGTAAACATTAATGGTCGCGTAAATGGCACTGACTACGATGCTAGTTTAAGTTTTGTTAGAAGAAACTCCGCAAACTCTAACTGGTTAAACGCAAGAATTTTGTATAACGCTGACCAAGAGTTCGTAATTGAGAAGAATGGTTTAGCCGCAAGCGCTCCTATAGAGTGCATGAAGATAAAAGCCGGTGGACAACATGACTACACGCACAATGAGTATTCTTATGGCGCAGAAAATTACTTTATTAAGGGCAACTGTAGCGCGGGTAATGTCTATATAGGTAACATCCAAGGATCAATGCACCTTGCTAGCAACGCTTATTATTACGGCGGTAGCTTACGGAAACTAGACGATGGAAAAACTGACTCTGCGGGCATTTACCTCCACAGCAATGGAGAAGTTTCTTTCCAGCAAGTTATCGGCGCTACTGCTGGCAGTGCCGCTACCGCAACGTCCGTCGCTAAAATTGATACTAGCGGCAACTTGCTGGTTGGCACGTCTAGCCCATTAACAGCTGCTTCTAGGTTGCAAGTTAGTAGCGGGACTGGAGGAGCCTCTACAATTGCCGCATACAGAGCAACAGCCACCGCAACCTCAACTATTGCCATTTTTGCATCTGACGTTGGGGGTACACAAGTTAATAAATGTTTAATAAAGGCTGATGGCGACTTAGAAAATACAAACAACAGTTACGGTGCCATATCAGACGCTCGCCTCAAGTCCAACATCGTAGACGCTTCATCACAGATTGATGACATTATGGCTGTGCAAGTCAGAAGTTATACGCTTGACTCAACAGGTGATACGCACATTGGTGTTGTGGCTCAAGAACTTGAAGCCTCTGGAATGTCTGGGCTCGTTAAAGAAGACGAAGAAGGTATGAAGTCAGTCAAGTACAGCGTTTTATATATGAAGGCCATAAAAGCCTTGCAAGAAGCGGTGACAAGAATCGAAACACTTGAAGCCGAAGTGACGGCACTGAAGGGAGACTAACTAATGCCATTCATCGGTAAGCTACCAGAGGTAAGATAAATGCCCACAGATTTAAGCAAGCAACAGATGGAAGAGCTCCGCCGTATTATGGCTATCACCAACGGCGAGGGCTTGTTAAACAGTCTGGAGCTTGAGGAACCCAAAGACTGGGAGCGTGAGATCCACGAGGCCAAGAGCATCTGGACACAGACACCGCCCACCGGGCCCACGCAGGAGGAGAAGGAAAGGGTCGCCAACGCGCTCAGCGCTGGTCTGGACGGCTCCACTACGCAGACCCCGTGGAACACCAGCAATGTGGTGTCCGTCGGGCAGGCCCCCGGCATGGGCAGGGATCAGGTATGGTGGGACATGAAGCGCCCGCTGGTCGGCGGCATGGACGCGTGGAAGGGCTTGGCTGATCTGGCCAACCAAGAGGGCGGGCGCTACAGTGCCGACAACCCGTACGTGTACACCGATGAGATGCGTGAGGCCGACGAAGCGGCCTCAGCAGACCACGTCTCCAACACTGGCTACTACGACGCCGCTACGGACAGTACCTTCTGGAACGGTATGTGGTATCCGGGTGACCTGACCACGTCCACCGTTACGACAGAAGACGACTGGAGCGCAGAGGACTGGCAGTGGCTACAAGAGGGCCGCTACTACGAGGGTCACGACCAGATCACTCCGCAAGCGGCGGAGGCTATGCGGGCCGCAGGCGGCGGTTCGGGACTCATCGACGTGTTCAGCCACGACGTCACCCCACTGCTGGACGCCTTTAAGTCTGACGACTGGAACCCCTTCTACGGGCAGGACCGGCAGAACATCATCGACCGACAGCGGGAGATAGGCGTCCTCGGCGATAGGAAGACAGCGTACGAGAAGCGTTGGGACAACAACGTAATGGACTACCTGTACGAGAACTTCACCGAGGGGACCGACGCGGCTACCCGCACAGGCGTAGCGCAGAAGTGGGCGCAGTATCTAGCCAAGAACGACAGGTCACACCGCGATTACTACAACCGCCGCATGACCGAGAAGATGTTCAAGGACATTGGCCTCGACGAGTACGGCGAGTTCAACGCAGACTACGCGAGTAGCGGCGGGATGCTGACCAACCCCTTGGACGGCTTCGACATGAATAAACCCGAGGATGCGTACAGCGCAGACATTGTGCAGGCGTACGTAACGGAGCGGGATAAGCACCGCAACAAGAAGAGCGTGGCGTCCCTGTTTGACGAGATGAAGGAGTTCGATAAGTGAGTGCGTTAGACAACCCACTGCTGGTTAGCGGCTTCGACGGGACGATCGACTATGACGCTCTCAATGAGCTGAACGATCCGTTCTTTGGCGACGAGAACCGAGACGGTATCCCCGACCACTGGAACCAAGAGGCGGCCCCTCTGCACTCGAACCACCGTGGCTACATCGGTGAGGACGGACAGATCTACCGCAAGGAACTGACGTGGAACAAGGAGACGGAAGAGTTCGAGCGGGAGTACACGGATGAGCGTCTGTACTTCTGGACCCCGCCTGCTGAGCTGGGCGATCGTGGTCTGAACGGGGACCAAGAGGCGGCGCTGGCGGGTCCGCAAGGATTCGGCGCGTCTGGTCTGTACACCAAGGCGGAGATCCAAGAAGCGTGGAACGCCAAGCAAGGCATGGGCTACCTCAAGCAACACACCACGTGGGACAAGTACTGGAATTTTATTGAGAAGTCTACGGCGCTGTTCACCGATACTGGGTACGACGACATGACCGGCGGCAACATGACCTCCGGCAACTGGCAGGACAGCCCCGAGTACATGGCCCTACTGGCCGAGTCGGGCATCCCTAGTCAGTTCATCAACGGCGACGGCGACGTGTTCAACTTCAACGGAACCACGTTCGTCAAGGAATACAAGGTCGACGACAGCTTCGACGTAAACGGATTGCTGAAGACCGTAGCCCTGTCTGCCCTGACGGCAGGCGCGGCTGGCTTCTTGGCCCCCACACTGGCCGGCGCCCTCGGCGTATCCAACACGGTGGCCAAGGGCTTGATTACAGCGGCGCTGGACATGGCGCGCACCGGAGAGGTAGACATCGGTACAGCCTTGGGCTTAGTCGGTGGGGATGTCCTTCCCGGAGGCGTGTCGCTGGCGGAGCTGGGCGATACTAACGACGTTTTAAGGGACGTCCTTGGAGCCATCACCGATGAGCTGACGGACCCCGACAACTACGCTAAGGAAGAGGGCGACAACGGAACCACTAAGGTAGTCTGGGGCGGACACGGCGGGACGGACGAGCTGGGCAACCCCGTCGTTACCATCCCCGACTACAGCCCCAAGCCCGAGGACAAGGACGGCGGCGGCGGCGGTGATGAGTCAAGCGACAACTCTGGCGGCGGTAGCGCTGTCGACAGCTCCTCTGACACCAGCGCCTCCAACGGCGTCTTGGGCGGGGAGAATAGCGACATATCAGGAGACATCTTAGGTCGTCAGATCCACGAGGCTATCCTCCGAGAGACGGACCCCGCCGTACGCGACGCGCTCATCAGGGAGTGGGAAGACTGGACCGGCGAGGAGTACAGCGACGACTACTACGACGACAAGCCGTTCGACCCAGACCAAGAGCGTGAGCCTATCGGCCACATCTGGATTCCCGGTGACGGTGTCGAAGGCGGCCTGTGGTGGCCAGTGTACGACCCGAACGAGATCCCTGACGACGGTACGTACCAGCAGGGTTCGACCATGCCGACTGCTCCCCCTAACGACCACAACACAGGGGAGGAAGACAACAGCGATCCTCGTCCACCGGATTGGACCCCGACGGTCAACCCCGGAGACATAGGAGGGGAGAACAACACCGGTGACCAGCCGTGCCCCGAGGGCTACTCCCGCAACCGCAACGGCGAGTGTGTTGAGAACAAGTCAGGCGGCATGGGCACACCCACCGTCGACCCCGAACCCGCCCCCGAACCCACCCCCGAAGACGGGCAGTGCCCCGCAGGCTACTCACGATCACGCAACGGCGAGTGTGTAGCCAACAAGCAGGGCGGTATGGGCTCCGGCGAAGGCGGCGGTCAAGGCGGATCAGGCGGCGAAGGCGAGCCATGTCCCGCAGGTTACTCTCGCTCACGTAACGGTGAGTGCGTCGCGAACAAGCAGGGCAGTATGGGCTCCGGCGGGTCCGGTGGCGGCTCAGGCGGCGGCGCCGGAACAGGTAATGGCCCCGGCCGAGGCCCCGGTAGCGGCCCCGGCGAAGGCATCGACTTCGGCGACGGAGGCGGTATGTTGGGCGGGCGCGGTGACTATACGCCAACGTGGGGCCAACTGTTTGAGTACACCACGCTGACGCCGTACCAGAAAGAGAAGCTAGGCCCAATGAGAAACTACATCAAAGAAGTTAAGGGAATGTTATCATGAGCGACAACTACACATACCTCGGGCTAGTCAACGCGGTGCTGATCCGTCTGCGTGAGGACACCGTAACGACTGTCGCAGGGAGCGACGACGTCGTAGTCAACCTCGTTAAAGAGTTCGTCAACGACGCTAAGCGTACCGTAGAGGAGGCCCACACGTGGTCCGCACTGGACACCGAGTGGACCTTCTCCAGCTCCATCGGCAACGACAAGATGGTCTTGACGGATAGCCATAAAAATGCTATAATAAGTTATGTCTATGATTCCGAAGGGAATAAGCTGAAGCCGTCCACCAAGGAAGAGCTTCGCCGTAAGGCCGCTATTTCCACCAACAACGGCACCCCTACGCACTACATCGTAGACGGCAAGGAAGCGAACGGCGATGTCCGCCTCCGTGTCTGGCCCGCCCCCAAGGAAGTAAAGACCTACAGCGCATACGGATACCAGCGGACTCCTCTGCTGGTGAATGATGCTGACCTCCTCATGATTCCCTCAGCCCCAGTGATCTACCTAGCGGAAGCGCTGGCGGCACGCGAGCGAGGCGAGGTGGGTGGTCAGTCGGCGGGCGAACTCATGGCGGTTGCTAGGCAGTATCTCAGCGACGCCATTGCGATCGACGCCACCAATTCCGATATGGACAACATCTGGTATACAGTCTAATGCCGCAACCTCAGCAGAACTTATCGCTAGTCGCGCCGGCCTTCCAAGGTATCAACACCGAGGACAGCCCACTGTCGCAGGACATTACGTTTGCGGCTAAGGCAGACAACGCCGTGATCGACCAGTTCGGTCGTCTCGGTTCCCGTAAAGGATTCAGAAGCTACGTCACCAGCTGGGACACATCGGCCCTTACCCCGCCGGCTGGGTGGACGCACTTCGATGTGATTGCACACTCTATGTGTCACTCTTCCGGTATGAAGCCCGTGGTGGGTTTTGAGGTGACGTGGTACGAGGTGCCCGGCTCCGATTCAGTCGTCCTAGGCACGACGTTCCACTTCGGTACGGTAGATCTGGCAACGGGGGTAGTTAAGCTCCTGTCTGGTCCTCACGACACGCTGGGCGCAATGAAGGGCAACATCGTGGCGTTCGACGCACCGACCGGCCCGCTGTACCACGTGCTGAGCGGCACGGAGCCCATGCTGGAGATCGACCCAGCTACCGATTCGGTGTCCACTGTAGCCAGCGACCCGGCGTTCATCGCCCCGCAGGACCACACCGGCGTATTCTCCGCCTCCATTGACGGCGACGTGGCGTGTGCCGCATACGGTCGTTTGTGGGTCAGCGGCGTAGGTGGTAATTCACAGCGCATCTACTACTCCTCACTGGAGAATCCTTACTGGTGGTATGACGGACGGGCTGTCCCAGCGCAGTCGCAGAACACCGGCGGCGTCATCGACGTCTCTCAGTACTGGCCCAACGGCCGTGACGAGATCATGGGGATAGCCGCGCACAATAACATGCTCGTCGTCTTCGGCCGCAACAGCATCTTGCTATACGGCAACCCCGTCGGCGACCCCGCCGCTATCGGTGGTATCTTCTTGCAAGACGCCATCGACGGTATGGGTCTGGTGAGCCGGGATGCTATCTGCTCCACCGGCAACGACGTCCTGTTCGTCGACGATACGGGCGTACGCTCGCTGGGTCGTTCGATACAGGAGCAGTCGGTCCCGGTCGG